CGACAAGAACGGCTCGCCGCTTGGATGAGAATGGACGATGGAAACGATATTTCCATACTCCTCAGCACGCACCCAATCTTCCAGTCCAATCTCAAACGTTTCTTCACAACCTCTCATGCGGGAGATATTCGACAATCTCACAAAACGCCGACCAAAATCAGGCATATCAATAATTACACCGCAGATTTCAAATGGAGCATTCTCGTTTACCCAACTTAAAACAGCCTCCGCAATCCTTTCCGGAATCTCAATCACGACATCACCTTATCTGCACTTGGAAAGCCACCAAACGGCAACACCGCCGTCGCACCAAACCGCGCCCGACAGCCGGTCAACGTGCCGCTGCAAACGTCCTTTTTCGGGTCGTCTGTCGGAATATCATAGCGGTCAGCCACAGGACGGCCGGTATAACCGCAACCTTCGCCCCGATACTGCCAAATACAGGTATTCGCAAGCATCATCCGGGACGGAATAATCGCACCATCGGATTCAGACGGCGCAGCAAGCTCGAAAACAGCACGCTCAGCCGTCAAGCTCGTCATCTGCTCAATGACGTACTTCCCGACGATTTCCTGATTCGGGTCGGCGGTTGGATTACCGTCTTTAAAGTTCGCCGCATCCAAAAACCGCGCATAAGTCAACCGTCGGACAACGCCAACGCCGACAAGCTGGTTATACTGGTCAGCCGCGCCGGTCACAAACCCAAGCAGGTTTGAAACCGTCAACGTCGGACGGTTGCCAGCACCCTGCGAAGTCATCTCAAACCCCTCAGCCGAAATAGGATAAGGCGTGTATTCCTGCCCCTTCCAAACGACTGCCTGATTCATCTCGTTGACCTGATTGCAGAACCGGAAAACTTCCCCGCCCAAAGCGCGAAAATCCACCTCCCACATCTCAACCAACGCATCCTGCTGCGTAGCCGACAACGCCTTGAGCATCGTTCCCGACATCGCCTTCATCCGCGCATTCATGCCATCACCTCTTCAAATTCCGCCGACAGCTCATACACCTTGCCACCCTTCGGCGTTTCCGTGTATTCGACAACCTTGACCAACAAACGCTCACGACCGGGCGGCGTCCAGTAAAACGGCTCCACGCCGCCACACGAATCAAAAAAGCCTTTGATTTCACTAATCAAAGGCTTTTTACCCGCAAGACGAATCTGCCAAGTCTGCATCTTAGGCTTCAACGTCAATTTCTGCCGTTGTTCATACCCATCGCCAAACTTGACCGATCGCACATTGAACGTATGCTTTGCCGTACTTTCAGACGTTACCTGCCACTTAAAAACTTTAGCCATTTCATCCCTCAAGAATTAACGACCTTGGTTATAAGCACCTCCAGGCCGCACAACGTTTTTGACGTACCAATTTTCAATCATCACCGGCAATGCCTCGGCAAGCTGTCTACCCATTTCCGCATCGCTTTCGACAGACGATTCAGACGACCCGTCACGGTTGATGGTGATGTTGACTGTCATATTGCCTACACCACCGCCACCCAAAGCCGCCACTTGAGGCGCAACCCCAACCGCGCCGCCCGAAGCGTAACGGTTTTGGTTGATTGCCTCCAACAACGCACGATGACGACGGGTCGAAGCCGCATTAATAACGAACTCGCCGTTAGACAGCAACGCAGGGATACTGTCGCTCGTCGCCGTACCAGCCCCCCAAACAGCACCGCCGTTGGAAAACCGCTGCACGATGCCGCCGTCCTTCTTGCCGAACGCAGACACAATGGCATTGCCGACAGTACCCCAAGTACCGCTTGACTTAGACATTGCCTCACCAGCCGCCTTCATGGCATTGAACAGTGCCATCTTAATCATCATCTTGGACAAATCCTCCAAGATGGAAACCGTCAAACTGCGGAAATCCGCCTTACCCGTTGCCACGAAATCCGCCAACGCATCAGACATCTTGCCGAGCGAACCAGAAACCGCATCCGCTATGCTCTCCCGCATGGTACCAAAGGAATCGGCATAATTTCTCATGCCGTCTGAAATCCCTGCCAGCCAATCGTCGCCGAACGCATCCTTGGTTTCTTTCACCAAGCGCAACTGCTCTTGCAGACGGCCATCGTTATCAAGCTTGGCAGTCTGCAAGCTCTTAATGACATCAGCACTAGCACCCGAAGCACTAGCCTCAGCAATCAGCTTGTCGTACTTCCGTGCAGCAGTCAGTCGCTCGACTTCCTCGCGCGTTTTGCCAAGCAACGACAGCTCAAACAACTGATCGTCAAAATCACGTTGCTCCGCCGCCTCAAGCTCACGCAGCGCATCAGCGTATTTCTTCGCCTCTTTCGTCAAATCTGCCTGATTGTCGGCTTTAACCGCCAAATCCATAGCAGATTTACGCTCAGCCGCCGACCACTTCTCATAAGTCGGATCAGACAACAGCCGCAACTGTTCCGCGTAGGTTTTATTCAGATGAGTAGCCGACAACGACAGCTCGGCACTTGCAGCGAGCTGTCGTTTGCCGAACTCCTGCTCCCATTTCTGATAGCCGGTCAGCTCAGGCTTACGCTCACGCGCCTCAGCAAACAATCCTGAACGCGCCATCGCCTTAGCTTGGCCGCCAACACCGCCGGCAAAACGTGCCGCCGCCTCTTGAGACCGCCAATTAAAATGCCAATGGTCAGCCGTCGATTTCGTACCATTCTTGTTGACCTGACCGCCGACTTCAAATTTAACATTAAAGTCTTTTCCGTCTTCAAATCCCAAAGACTCGAAGTATTGTTTAATCTGCCGCGCAACCTTCGCCTTGTCTTCGCTCTTCAAAGACAGATTAGGCGTCATATCAAACGCCAAACCCTTATTGTGAAAGCTGTTCTTCCCAATATGGTATTTGTCGTTTACCGCACCAAATCGAACCAGCTTGTCGCCTAAAAACTGCTGCATTGCGTGCATCGCAGCATAAGTACCGCCAAACGCACGGCCACCTGCCTCAGCACCGGGCTTTAAACGCAGACCGGCAGAAGTAGTCGGAAATAAATTTTTATTCCCGGACGACCTAGATGATTTCTTAGCCTCACGCGCCTTTTCAGCCGCCAATTCTTCCTTATGCTGCTGTCGCAAGCGAGCAAGAGCCTGTTCAGCAGCAGAAATTTGAGTCTGATTGCCGTGTTTTTTAAGCGCATTCAGCTTTTCTTGCCACTGTCGCTCTTCACGGGCGAATTTCTCCGTCTTGCTTTGAGTCTGGTCTCTCAGACGGTCGAAATCAGCCGCAAACCGAACCGAATCAGCCTGCTCTTTCCGAATATTGGCCGCCTGCTTCTGAGCCTCATCGCGCATCTTGATTTGCTTCTCCAGCAAATCAACAACGCGCTGCTGCTGATCAACCATTCGCTGACCATCGGGATTGTTTTTTGCAAATGCTTTTGCACGCTCCAAACCCTCTTGCTCAACAAATAATCGTCTTTCAAGCGTGACATCTCGGCCAATCTCTTTCAGCCCCTCCCACGCTTCAGCGGCAGTATCCTTTATTGCCTTCCAGCCGCGCTCAATCGCCCCTAAATTCTCAAGCACACGCTCGGCCATTTGTTGAGATTCGTCAGAGTATTTCCCCTGAACAAGCGCAACAGCTTCCTGCTGTCTGCCCTGCTCAACCAACGCACGCGCCTGCTCATAGACATCTGCATTCAGCGTTTGGTAAACACGCGAAAACTTGACGACGGCCTTCAATGGGTCATCCGCGATTTCCTCATAAACACGCGCCAAATCCTCCACGCTCTTACCAGTCGCCTTTGACTGCAAGACAACGGATTCCGCGAAACGGCCATAATTCTCAGAGGCTACCTCGCCCGACTGCACAAACAGCAAAATCGCCTCACGCGCATCAGACCAGCTACCCGTTGTCCGACCGACAGAATCGGCAACCGACAACAGCTTACCGGCCGATGCGCCTGCGCTACCACCGGCAAGAATAACAGCCGCAGAAAACCGCTGCGATTCCTCCGAGCCGTCGTAATACGCCTTACCGACAGCCCCCAATCCGGCAACCAAGCCACCAAGAGCCACCGTTGCAGGATTGATACTCGCTGCCAATCCCTTAAACATATTACCGAAGCCGCCGAACGAATCACGGAGCTGACCGCCTTGCTGCAAGGCAATCAAAAACGGACTCTGCCCTCCGGCCAACTGCGTAAAAATATCCGTAAACTGCGCCGGAACCATCCGCATTGCGTTGTTGTACTGACCGACGGAAATATTATTCAGCTTAAGCTGATTCTCCTGCTGCTTCAGCGATTTCGTTACTTCACGGATTTTGGCCACATCCGCGCCGCGTTGCCGCGCCAAAGTCTCATAATAGGCCGCCGTACCACGCCCGCCGGCCTCTCGCACCGCAATTTCGCGCTGCACAGAATTAATAATCGACTGAGTCGCACGCTCCTGCTTCTTGGTCAGCCGTTCGGCCTCTTTGCCCGCCTTATCATACCCGGCCGCTACCGCCGCCGCGCCTGCTGCCGATTCCTTACCGGCTTCCCTCGCCCCCCTGCCGACCCGCCGCCCCGATCTCGTTTTCGATCACGCAAGGTGCGCTCGAACAGCCGCAAGTGACGATCGTGCGCCACACCTACGCG